CGGGGGCACTTTTTATTATACCAACATGTCGAAAAATGTGTTTTCTGAAATTGTAATAATATCGGCCCCGTTAAGCTGCATCTTCTCTGCTTTCTTTTGTTTATTGCTTTTTCCATCTTTGATGCCTTTGTAATAATCTTGATTCCCAAGCACCAAATAGTTTGTACTGGCTACTACGTTATCAGTGCACTTCCCACCGGCGTTAACAACCATTTGCATGGCTTCTTTTCGAGTCATGCGTTCAAGCGTACCTGTAAAAGCAAAAGTTCTTCCGTATATGGGGCTGTCCTCGTCAAAGTCCGTTGTTTCTGCAACAATGGTCTTGGCAATCGCGTTTGTTTTTTTAGGGATACCTCCAATTTCATCAGCACGGTTGCGCATAATTTCAAAGCATTCTTTTGTCTGGATGCAATCAGCCAGCGCCCTGTGTTCTACCGTTTCACCAACACCCAGGGTCACAATGAGATCGGCCAAAGTGTGATGCTTTAAATCTGCGTAGAGTTTCCGGCTAATTCTCATTGTGTCCACAAAATTATTGGTGAACAGCTTCAATTTAAGGTTTTCTGCACAATCGTAAATAAAGTTTACATCAAAATTCACATTGTGCCCGACAACAACATTATCCCCGACAAACTCTAAAAACTGCGGAAGAACTATCTCAAGATCTGGAGCTGCTTCCAGCATAGCATTTGTAATGCCTGTTAGGCTTTCAATAAACTCGTCAATCTCGCATTTGGGGTTGACCAGGGAATGGAAACGATCCGTTTCGGATCCATTCTGAATTTTTAATGCTGCAATTTCGATAATTTCATCATAAATTGGGTCAAGGCCGGTTGTCTCAATATCAATAGCAACATAAGAATCAGGAAATTCCAGAAGGCTTTTGCCTTTGTGTTCGCGTGTTGAGGTGGGTTGCTTATTACTGCCGTTTGTTGAAATCATAATGCCTGCCAATTGAAACCGTCCTCCCTACAACTTCTGAAATGAAGCCCGTACAATTAAGGCCGCAGCGATCGGCCTTTGGGATATGATTGGAGGTACTTATGAGCAGCCAGACCACCCGCACCGTGTCCGATTCGGACACTACATACGCATTGGACCTGTTTGCATCTCTGTCCCCCGCGGATCAGGCAGAGATCATTTCTCTTGCCGCTGCCGCTTTAGCATCTCCGCAATGATTTCATTCTGAGCCTGCGGAGATAGCTGGTCAAAAAT